TATCTGCCCGCCGCACTGCGGTCACCACCGAATGAAGCCTTCTCAAGTGAATACAACGCCCTCAAATGGCGCAATGCCTTGGCACGATTCTTGTGCCGACCGACAACCTTCTTGTCTCGTTCGCGAACAACCACCACATCGCCATCGCGTCGCATCAAAGACCAAGGCATGTCAGTCCTCCAAGTCCACGATGAGGTTCATGTTGCAACGACAGTTCGGGTGCGCTGGTGGGTACGCCTCCCCGTTGGAGAACACCCCGAGCACGGGCACCGTCTCCCCACCCAACTCCAAACACACATCGCATACCGCTATCCCCGCCCAACCATCGGGACCGACCACCCACTCCTTGTACGCCCGATTCAAGTCCAAATAGCCTTGGTCAGCCGCCTGCAACCACGACACCAACTGCCCCGTGTTTTGAGCGGCGATAATCTCGGTGCGGGCAATCGTCTCCGCCCGCGAAGTCGTCAACCTCGTCCGATACGCCTCGGAGGCGGTCTGCGCCCGTCCAGCGATGTCCTCGGCGCCCAGTTCGGGGAACAGTTCGGTCAGACGCTCAATCTCCGACTCGTAGAAGTTGTCCACTGCCGCTTGCCAACGGTCGTGTAACCCGACGACGCGGGACAGTCGGGTTGCCGCACCGTAGACCCCGCCACCCTCGCCCAGTGCGCTCGCGATGATACGGCGGACGGCTTCAAGGGTCTCCGTCTGAATCTGCGTGATAAGGCTTCCCGCCCGCGTTGACGCCCACTGGATTGCTCGCGGGTCGGTTCGGTCAAATCGCATCGCCACCGAGATGCTCGGCGGAAGGTTCTCAATGGAGCGTTGCACATCCCGCAACAACTGCTCGCGGGTGCCGTCAGAAATCTCGGAGAGCGACCTGCCAAGGGAGCGTTGTACCTCCGCGGCGAACACTTCTTGGAAACTTCGGAGGTCGGTCGTGTTCGTTCTGCCTGCGGCAATCATCGCGTTGCGTGCCCGCTCCGCGGCGGCGGCAAGCCCACGGAACGCCGTGTCGTACAGGTTTGCGAGCGCCTGAATCTCCTGCGCCAGAATCGGGTCGGTTATCTCGGCTTTTGTGACCGTTTCAAGGTCGGGTTCGTGGCTGTGGTCGTGCGGCATGTCAGCCGCCCTTTTGCTGTTCCTGTTGCACCGCCATCTCAAAGAAGTTTGGTGAAGCGGGCGGAGCCTCGGGCGCGGGGGCGCCTGCGGGTGGGGCGCCTGCGGGTGGGGCGCCTGCGGGTGGCTGTCCACCCATCAGCGGGTCCATACCTTGCGGAGCCATCATTGCACCCTCTTCCTCCGAACGAGGTGGCAGATTCGCGAGCGTGCGGAGGTAGTTGTCCATCGCCGCATCGGGTTGCATCGCACCAGCCGCCGTCATCTTGGAGACGAAGTCTCCGAGCACACCCAAGTCAACATGCACGATTTCACCCGCCTTGATTTCTGGAAGTTTGCTTGTGTCCATACCGTTCAACTTGAACAGTCTCGGTATTGCGTGGTCGTTGAAGGTGTCCGCAATCGTGTCGGCAATCTGTTGGATGGCGGAGGTGAACAGGTCAATCTTGGATGCACCCAAAGCGAACGAGCCGACCTTGTCGTGCCCCAGCAGGATGAAATCCGCCAACACCGTCATCGCGATTCGCTGGTCGTAGCGTTGCACCACCGACTCGGTGTTGAACTGGCGGGTGCCACCCGAGTTGAGGAGCGTCAGTTTGTAAAGTTCTCTGCCTTGCTCGTCGTAGGCGAGGGGGAACAAGACGCCTTCGTTCTCGTTTCGTTTGATGCGACGAATCAAATCCTGCATCGCATTACGCGCCGTGACCTCTGCTGTCGTCGCGGCGGATGAAAGCATTGACGGCGGGACATAGGCGACAGGCAAACCAGCCAAGTCGCGCTCAATGCCGACTGCCTCAATCTCCTCAATCGTTTTCTTGAACTTGTAAGGACGGTAGGCGTTGCGGAGGATACTGCGACCCTCGGGGTTGTTGCGCGGGTTGGCGGTGCGGAACAGCAAACCCTTCTCAATCGGAATCGTAACCACGCCTTTCGGCACCGATGGGTCGGACTGTTGGAACGCCATCACGCCGCCGTTGGCATCAAAGCACCAGTCCCACAGGGTTTCCTGCGCCCTCAGTGCAATCTTGCGCCAACCAATCTTGCCGTCCGAATACTTGGAACGCCGAGAACCGTCCTTCGCATCAGGGGACACGCGCTTCTTGTAGACGATTTCGGCGAACGAGTATCCGTAGACGAGGAACGAAAGGATTTGAGAAATCATTGCCGACCACGATTCACTCATGTCGTACATGCACTCTTCAAGGAACTGGGCGTTGTCCTTGTCCTTTTTCTTCACGGGCTTGTCACCCTCTTGATACGGTCTGACCTCCCACTTGATGGCGAGGATGAGTTTTTCTATCGCATAAACCATCGCCCCGACGACTGGGTCGTTGTCTGACATCTCTCGGTACAAACGGGCGCCGCGGATACCGCGAAGTTCCGCAATGAACTCGTCAATGACGAATCCCGAGGTGCGTTGCAGACCCGAGGAGCCAAGTTCAATGAAATCGTCTTTGCTCGCCATGATGGACGCAGTCTAAGATAAACGGCGGTAGAGATGCGGTCTAGTGGGGTTGCTCTGGCGCCGAGAACTGCATGTCCTCAATCAGATAAGCGATGAGGCGTAGCGCCTGCTCCTCGCTGAAACCTGAAACGCATAGCGTGAGGAACATTTCGTTCAATGCAACCGCGGCACCGATGAGTGGCGATTCGTGATTCATGGGCGCAAGGTAGCACCCGAGCGCAGGGGAAAATAACGCTCGGGTGCTTTAGCCCTACTCCGCCCTTGGGAAGAACCCCTCGGGAAACTCCATCATCACATTGAACTCCTCGGCGACGATGGTAAAGCCGTCCGCCTCAGCCTCGCTAAACAACTCGCCGATGGTGCGAGGCTTGAAAGCGCGGATGTGCTCAAACCGTTTCTCGTGGTCAACGGCGTTCAACTGGACGAGGTTCAACGAAAAGAAGAACGAGTCCACCGCCCGCTCCACGAACATCGCTGAGAAGATTTCGTTCTCATGCTCGTAGATGTAGACCTCCAGCATCGGGTTGTGCACCGCCACGAACTTGTGGATGAGCAACAGGTTCTCAATGTCGGAGTCCTCGTCGTAGAACAACGGCGGCAACCGCTTGAGGTCATCCTCGGCGAACTGCTCCTTGACGGGCAGACGCCACAGAATCGGCTCAGGGAAGGTGATGTCGGCGACGGTCAACGCAAACTCTCAAAGAACTTGGACGGTGTCGTGCCGAGCACCTTGCAAAGACGAAACACGGTGTCCACGCTGGGCGAGAACAAGGCGTTCTCAATGCGGTTCACCGTCTTGCGGTCAAGCCCCGCCTTTTTGGCGAGTGTCTCTTGTGTGAAGCCTGCCGTGCCCCGATGCTCGCGCAATCGGTCGGCGATGGCTGTGCGTTGCTGTTTGGCTGTGGTCATTACGCTCCTACTTTCTTGGTGTCGTTGGATTCGCGTCGCGCCTTTGCGTATCGCGACTCGGGATACCGAACCAGCAGGGTTTTCGTCTGCTCGTTCTCCTTGTAAATCGTGAACTGAAACCCGTCGCGCTTGTACCGCTTGGAAAGTCGCGAGACCGTTAGGTACGGCTTGAGGTAGCCGTACTCATCTGTTGCCTTGTCGCAAATCGGGAATCGTGAGACAACGAACCAGCGGTTCGGGTGTTGCTTCACCATCTCAAACAGGCGGGCGTATTTGCCCCTGTTCGGCTGTCTGGAGAAGTCGGGATTGACGATTTCCTCCAAGCGTTGAAGCACCTCAATCGGCGCGTATCCCCTTTGCTTTTTCCTAGGCATTGTGCCCTCCTTGTTGTTGGATTGAATCATAGCGGGTCAGAACTGGGTTGTCAACCTTTCGGTGGCAAATGTACAAGTTCTGCCTGAACCAGCGACCGCAACTGGCGCTGATAGTGACCCTGCAACTGCCCGATGACCCCGAAGTCAACGAGGCGTTGGAAGAAGTTGACCACCTCGTCCGTGCTCATCAGCCCAGTTTCGTAGGCGTCAAACTCCGCGACGCTCGGGAAAGTCAAATCTTCGCTCATGCAAACCCCCCGTCCTTGTTGCGGATACTGGTTGAACCGTAGTACCGCACCGAGAAGTAGTCAATCTGCGGGTCGGACTCGTTGTAGTTGTACTGGTAGCGGATTTCTTCAATCGCATCGCGCAACTTGTACAGTTGGATGAGTGGCAGGAACCGTTCACCGAGCGAGGCGATGTCCTCAACCCGCTCGCGCAGGCGTTGGGTGTAGGCGATGTCCGCGTACTCGTTGTACAGTTTCCAGAGCGACTCGTCAATCTTGAGGGTGGCGTCAATCGCCCCGTAGTGGGGCATCGTGACCGAGACCTTGACGAGTCCCCCGATGTAGTCGTCCTTGGCGTTCCATTCGGCGACCGTTTCGCGAGCCTCCTTGCGGATGAGCGCCGTCACCTCCTTGAGCGAGAGGTGCTTGGTCGCCTGATAGTTGGCGCCCTCTCGTCCCCTTGTCGTTGTGGTCATTGCTGGTTTTCCCCTTTCTTTGGTTGATTAGACTTGCGCGTTGAAGAACTCAAGGTCTTTTTGCTGGGCGAACTCAATCGCATCGCCGACCGAGGCAAACTCTTCCTCGGGGTGCCATTCGTCCACATCGGGCGGGTTGTCGTAACCCCATCCGCCGACCTGTCGGTAGCCGACCACCACGAAGTTGTCGGTGTCGGAGTTGATGCCGACCTCCATCCGATAGAAGTATCGCGGACCGCCCTCGGGCGAACCTGACTCAACGGCGATTTGCGAATGGCGCTCGTCGCCGTCGCCCCACACCTCAATCTCCCATTGCCACAACGGCTTCGGGAATGTCAATGTTCCCAGTTTCTTCACAGTGGTCTCCTTTCCCACATCTTCATCATAGCCCATCGGTGTCCCTTTGTCAAGCATTGTTCTCCAAATACCTCAAAAGATTCTCCTCCAAGAAATCCAAGAACCCAGCCATGTACCCCGAGCGGTAGTCGTCGCCGTAGTGCTCGTTCCACTCGGGGGCACCAGCCGCAAGCACCGCCTCCTGAGTCGCATCATCGGCAGGCTCACCAGCCGCGACCACCGCCCCGTGACCGACCTCCTCCAGCGTCCCCTCCTCAAGATGCTTCAACACGAACGACGCCGCAAGATTCTGCACCGTTTTGCGCTCCTGCTCGGATGCCTCTGGCGAGACCGTCATCATCTCGTTGGCAACCGCCTCGCCTTTCGCGGTGCCCGCAAAATAGCCCGCGTTGTACAGCACCGCCTTCAACGGCAACGGCTCGTCGGGTTTCAGGTTGCGGATGCCTGTCGGGTCAACAATCGCCTGCAAGAGTTTTAGTGCCTGCTCGGGTGTCATGTCGTTTGGGTTTATCATTTTGCCTCCTGATGAGATAACGCACGCACCTGCTCGGATTGTGATGCCTCTGCCTCCAGCATGACGGTGGCGAACCATTCCTTGAAATCCTGTTCGTCAGCCTCCGACCAGTCCAGCCAGATGCCGTTCTTGTCCGCGAACTCCACGACCTTTTCCATCTCGTCGGGTTCAAGCCCGAGGAACTCCTTGCCGACCATCGCCTGAAACTTATTCATTCTTCCCTCCTTTTGGGTTTGTTCGTTTCGGGACCTTGAACTTCCGACGCTTTGTAATCGTCCCAGTCAATCGGGGCTAGGAGCGTGCCGAGGTCTTTTTTCAGAATCGCGAACTCCACCGTCTGTTCGGCGACCGCCTTGGTGCCTTTCTTGTAGACATTGCCGCGGGTGTTGGTGCCGAACTTGAGCGGTAGAACCGCGAGCACGCCGACCGCCAGACCCAACGCGAGGACTTGTTTGGTGGTCACTTTTCCTCCCTTCCCCACGATTCAATACTACCCCAGTTTTGCCCCATTGTCAACTCGTGTGCTTTGCTGGGTCTACCGCCTCACCGAGCGCCTCTGCCGTCACCTTCAACCCCTGCTCGGCGAGTTTTGCGGTCGTCCGAGCAATCGCGTCTTTCTGGAGTTCATACCAAGCCTGCCATGCGGGCAAGCACAGGTGGTAGCCGCTGGTTCGCTTCGGCTCCGCGAGGTACCACTTGCCCGCCTTGTTCTGGCGCCACTCCACCAACGAGCCACACTTTTTGCAGGCGAAGTGTTTGGCGTCCCTTTCAACGACCTGAACCCGACCCCTGACATCGGTGAACTCGTCTTTCCTCGGCTTGAGGGTGAAGGCTGTGGTGAAAGTGTTGCCCCTCTTGTCGGTCTCAAGGGTGGCGACGGGCTTCCCGTCTCGCGTCCAGTAGACGCCGAGAAGCGCCCAGTCGGGCAAGTCCTCGCTTCCGTAGAGGTTTGCGTCAAGCACCTGTTTGACGAGTTCAGCCCTTTTTTCTGGTGTCATGGTCTCCTTCCCCACGATTCAATACTACCCCAGTTTTGCCCCATTGTCAAGTATCGGGTTTTACTTTTTGTCAGCCCTAAACCGTCGCATCTCCGCCTCTGAATCATCCCCATCAGCCACCGCCACCTGAAACTGGGTCAGCCCGTGGAGCACCCGAAAGAACTCCGCCGATTGGACGCTCGGGAACACCATCGCCCGCACCAGCCTGCCTGTCACACCCGCCTGTTTCGCCAACGCGCCGTCCGAGACGACGAACCGCCTCCAGCCGCCGCTCGTGCGACGCTGAAGAACGAACCCGCTATCAGTCATTCTTCTTCGGGTTCTTGTTCGTGAAGGACAGCCACACCGAGTCCACGAACTCGTCAATCTCGTCGTCCGACATCTCGGAAATCGGTTTCGGCGGCTTCACATACATCACATCGTTGTCTGGCTCGTTCGCCTTCTTCTTATCCTTCACCTGTTCCTCCAGTGTCTATCTCCGCTCCGTTGACCACATCCCAAATGGAAATCTGGTTTCTTTCCTTGCCCAAGCGCTCCGCTTCACTCCTGTCCTTGATGTTATCGGTGATGTCAAGATAGACCTTGCCATTTTTCTTGTTGTGCCAAATACCCAAGAACTGGTCCTTGCCGAATCGTGCGCGATTCTCCTTGAGGAAGTCGGACATAATCCGTTTCCCCTCGGTCTCGTCAAAGAAGTCGTCGGCGGAAACAATCACGCTGTTCTCCTTGCGGGCGACCATGAATCCGTCCACGGGTTGGTCTCCCGATTCAATCTTGACCGACATCCCACCCTCGCGTTTGACGGTCTCTACGATGCCCTGCCTGACGCGCTCAGTCCTGCGTTCCGTAATCTCCTCCCCCAAGGCTTCGCGGCGATACTTGCCGTACATCGCGTCGTCAAGATTTGATTCCGCGACCCAATCCAACGAGTCGTATTCGCGTTGCAACTCCTCATCCGACATCCCGCGAGCCTGCTCGCGTACCCGCTCCTTGAACTTCTGTTCCACGGTCTTGAGATTGGTGAGAACCTCCTTGAAGTCGCGTGGGCTTTGATTGGGGGTGTGACCCTTCCATCTCTGTTCTGCCGCATAACGACCAGCGGCACTGCGGTCGCCACCAAACGACGCTTTTGCTAGAGCGACTTCAATCATCGCATCACGGCGAACTTGCATCTTCTGCACGGCGACAGACTTCTTGACAGCCAACAACATTTCGCGAATCGGCGCAGGCGCGGCGTCCACCCACACCAACTCCGCCAACTGCTCCAATCGCTCGGTGCGGGCTGGCTCGTCGGCGGGAATCATCAACTCGCGCTCAAAATCCTCAACGGTCTCCACCATCGGGAAATCAAACTGACCGACCTTCACCCAATCCGAGTTGACCAAACTGTCGTCCAGTATCACTGGTTCAATCGCATCAGTCATTGCGAGGTGCCATGTTGGGTCTGCCGATGACGGCGGTGGTTGGTTGACCGAGGACGACAAACTCTGCCTCTGGTAGGCACCCTATTCCTGTGAACGGGGTGGAAAACACTTGTGATACGGGGACGCGAATGGTGACACGAACCTGCGACTCTTCGGCGTCTGCCATGCTGGCGACCCTTTTTTCATCAAGCGCCGCCGCCGATTGCGTTCGGGCGAACTTGTTTGCGATGTCGTAGTCGGAAGAGAATGATGAAAGCGGACGAAGCACCACTGGCGCCGTAGCCGTTTTGATTTGGTTGAGTACCTTGCCCAAAGGTTTGCCGTCCGCTTGTTTCGGGTTTGCCTCGGACACGATTTGCCCGAGTCTCAAATCCGATTTGCCCCTGTGAAGGGTTACCTCGGTTATCCCTTTAGCGGCGAAATAGGCTTGCGTGTTGGCGTATTGCTGGAGAACAACTGCGGCGAGGAACTCTCCGACTGGTGATTTGGGGTTGCTGTACTTTTTGGCGTAATCCAACGCCGACTGCGCGATTTTGTCACCTGTCACCGATGCGGGTGCGGCTTGCGTCAACTTGAACACCCTTGCGACAACATCTTGGATGGCGAGGCTGAGGGCTTCGTTGTCATTTGACGATTTCGCCCACTGGTGGACGACATGGCTGACAAACGGTTCCACAATCTTGTACACGGCTTCTTCGCTCAGCCGTTCTCCTTTTTCTATTTGCTTGAGTGCTTTTGTCGCCATTTCGTCGTCGGGTTGAATACCAAGAACCGCTTTGATGAGCGTCTCGTCGTCAAGTTGTTTTTGGACGCCCCTCGTCAAGTCCGCAACCAGATTTTGTTTTGCGGCACGCCGACTCATAGGACTGGAAATGTTTTGTAGTAACTCTCTGGTGTTCAGCCCCCGTTGGTCTTTTTGACGATACAACGCTTCCATGTCCTCGTGTAGCATCGCATTTAGGTCAAACCCTTTCATGTGGCTCGGGTAACCGCTTGGCAAGTCCTCAGGGTCCACCGCGATGCCGACTGGGGGAGATGGTTTGGTGGTGCCGATGAATCCCGATGGTTGCGGCAAGTCAACCTTCATCTCAACCGTGACTCTCCTAATGTGACCTTTCCATCTCTGCTCAGCGGCGTACCTGCCTGCCGCACTTCGGTCGCCCCCGAAGGACGCTTTCACTAAAGCGGCTTGAATCATCGCATCAACCTTGACTTGCGCTTTCCGCAACCTGTCAACCATCAACGGCGCAAGAGTGAACAACACGACTGGGTGATTCAACGGCAGTGTGGCGATGTCAATGGGTGGCGTCACGCTCTTCACCATCTCGCCTCTGGCTTCCAGAATCGGGCGGAGAATCGGCTCAGCCAACCGTCCGATGCCTGCGATTCCTTTCGGCAGATTCCCTTGCCCGCCACCGAACAGCCACCATGCGGCGAACGATTCAGCCGCCTTCTCGTACAGATTCGCCCGCCCGTACTCGGTTGGTGCTTGCAGACCTTGCCATGCGGCATCCGCGTCCGACGATACGGATTCGCCCCGCGAGGAGCCGCCGAAGTCAACGGCGTGACCGAACTCGTGCACCATCACCGCGTAACCAGCCCGTTGAGCCATCCGCAGATAAAGGTCTTTGCGTGACGGCGGCTGTTTGGTGGGGTCGGTGGAGAAGAACGGTTTTAGGTCTTGTGCAACCGCTGGGATGGACGGAAACATCTGCGTGGTTGACCATTGGGGAATGGTGGTCATACTTTCGTCGCCATACCATTCTTCGTCCTCTTTGGTGCTCGTCTTTAGTCCGACGCCGCCACTCAGTTGTCGTCCGTGTATTTTGCTGAGCAGTTCGCCAAGCCGTTTCTGTATGCTCTCAGGTTTGACGGTGATGGAGCCGTTGTTGTACCAGCCGTTGGCGTCCTTTTCATAGTTGGGGTCGTTGCCTGTGTCACCGATTGACACGCTTCTCATGGATACGCCATCAAGCACCGTGCTCAAACAGATTTCTTCCAACGCTTGAAGCGTGCCCATCTGCACCGCTTCGGCGACGGAACCAGCGGGCGATGGTTTGATTTTCAACCTGACTCCGTACCTCGTGCGGAAGTACTCCTCGCGAGCCTTGGCGCTCTTGCCGTATCTCGCTTTCAGTTCCTTGACCGAACCCATGATGGGCATACCGTTCTCGTCACGCCCGAACAGCAGAGTTGTCGGTCCTTCCGCGAGTTTCTGGTCGGTCGTGCGCCCGCCCGTGGGCTTATCGTCTTTCTTCTGATGACCTTTCCAACGCTGTTCTGCGGCGTAGCGACCAGCGGCTGAACGGTCGCCACCAAAACTTGCTTTATCCAACGCCAAATCCACCATCGCATCAACCCGAACCCGAGCCTTTTGATTTGTTTTCTTCAGAAGTCCAGCCAACACGAAAAGAAAAACTGGATGTTCTGCGGGTAACTCAGAGAATACGAGAGACAACCCCTCCGATTTGACAACATCTTGCTTGGCATCAAAGATGGGAGCCAACACTTTGACGCTCCTGTCTCGGACTAATCTAAACATCTCAGCAGTTTTGCCTTGCGAGTCACCACCGAAGAGCCACCATCCAGAAAACGATTCAGCCGCTTTTTCCAAATAGTTTTGGCGTCCGTATGCAGACGGGCTAGCAAGGTTGTACCATTCGGGATTGAACTCCAACTGCCTAGATGTGAAATCGCCCGTGAGTTTCCAGTCAACGACATGACCAAACTCGTGCACCATCACCGCATAGCCCATGCGTTGACTGGCTTCGCTAATCATCTCGCGTGCGTTTTTCTCATCCGCGGATTTAGGCGAAACGAAAAGCGGACCGAGGTTTGTCAACGCCGCCCGAACAGCGCTAAACATGCTCGTAACATGCTCGGCGTTGGATGCCGCAAATGCGGAAGGGAGTTGTCCCCGCTCGCTCTCAAATCCTTGGATTCTTGCTATTGTCCTTACAGTTTGTTCGGCATTTTGGGCGCAACTAAATGGGTCAAGTAGTACCGTGCCAGTACCCGTCTCAAATCTGCCTTGGTAGTTGGTTAGACTGCGAAGGTTTTTGGGCTGAATGAGACCAAGTTTGACTTCCATGACATTCCCATTGTTATTCAGACTCAAACACAGTTCCTCAAGCGCCTGCAAAGCCCCCAACTGGGCTGACTCCTCCGCAGGTTCCTGTTCAACCACTTCCTCAATGTCCAGTCGCAATCCGTATTTGTGATAGAAGTAGTACCGTTTCTCCGCCGTAGTGTCCCCGTATCTTTTTCTGAGTTCGGCAACACTCCCCATAACAGGCATCCCGTTCTCGTCGCGCCCGAACAGCAGAGTCGTCGGTCCTTCCGCGAGTTTCTGGTCGGTGGAACGGTTCGCATCAGTCCGAGTTTGCCGTTTGACATGCCCTTTCCACCTCTGTTCGGCGGCATACCGTCCCGCGGCTGAGCGGTCACCACCAAACGAGGCTTTGGATACTCGGCGTTCACCGCCACCGTTTTTGGCGTTGCATTGACGACATACGGCTCGGAGTCGCCCGTTTTTGCCTCCGCGTATCAACGGTTGGACATGGTCTATTTCGGTTGCTCGGCGTTTGCCGCAGATGGCGCACATCGGTTTGCGGGCGAGGATTGCTTCGCGTCGGCGGAGGTATTGGGTGTCGTAGCCTCGGCGCCAAGCCGATTCGGGGCGTGCCTTGACCATCGCGTCCACGATGATTGCGTGGCGAAACTGTTTGTCGTCGTCGGTCACGCCGACAGGATACTAAACCCCGTTCACTGGGGAAGGTTTAGTGGGTTATGCGTTCCCAGTAAAGTCCCTTTGTCAAGTACCCCAAACTAACAACCCCCACCCCCTCGCCGAAGGCGACCGATTTTTTTACAAAAAACACACAACCCCCCTATCACATCAAAACACCCACGGATTCACCTGCCCCACCGACA